ACAACTAGGTACAACATCGGCTAAGGCAATGCAGTATAAAAAACAGTATTTTGCAGGATTGAAAGGAGCGAAAGAATTCTTTGATCAAGTAGTTCAAGCAGTTACTATTAGGGGGCAAATTAAGAATAAGTATGGACGAATTTATAAGATTCCCCAAAATTTAGGGTATAAAGGTGTTAATTATTTAGTACAGGGAACGTCGGCTGATATTTTAAGTGAGAGAATGATTGAAGTAGATTCGTATTTACAGGGAACAAAGAGTAGATTATTGTTACAGGTTCATGATGAGGTGATTTGTGAAATTCATAACGATGATTTGACTACTGTACCGTATAAAATTAAGGATATTATGGAACAGAACAGTTTAAATATTCCTTTATATGTAGATATGGAGGTGTGTGATCCGTCGTGGGCCACGAAAAAAGAGTTGACAGTTAAAGAAGAATATGATATACTTAATGATATTGATTGGGACTAGGCTCCGTGGTGGAATGGTATACACAGCAGACTTAAAATCTGCCGCTCTTAAGAGCATACAGGTTCAAGTCCTGTCGGAGCCACCAAAGAATGAATGGAGGTAAAATAATGTATAGTCCACTACCAAAACAGCTAGAAATTAGAAAATCCAGTATTCATGGACATGGATTGTTTACCAAAGAACCTATTCCAAAGAATACAAGATTAGGAATATCACATGTTTATCACGATTTGTTTCCCGATGGATGGATACGGACTCCTTTAGGAGGTTTTTATAACCATTCGGAAACCCCAAATTGTAAATTGGTGGGTATTTATATGGACGAAGGATTCTTAACAGAGATTAAAGTTCTACAGACTATTGAAGATATTAAAATAGACAAAGAACTAACTTGTATATATACCATCTGGAAAGCGACTCCAGAAATGAATGATGCTGCAGCTAGAAAAACTTGGTTGGGACTCTAATAAAGGAGGATATTAATGATAACTAGAAAGAAGGCAACAATAACAGGACTTGGAACGATATTAATGGCAGGAGCAGCTTTGCTTGCTTGGAGGAAGAGTAAGAAACAACGAGCTAAGTTGGTTGATTGGAAAAAGGAGAAGATAGAAAATATGTATTACAATAACATAGATGAACGAGATATAGCATATGGATAGAGAGAAGCAGGGTTTTGAGGAAGCTTGTAGAGATATAGCATTAGAAGTAGCAGAGGTTGTAATAGCTAAACAGCATGATTACGGACACAACAATATCCTTGCTTTTAAAGAGCAGGGACTTGTAGTCCGTTTATGGGATAAGATAAATAGACTTAAAAACTTGTTTTGGAATAATTCAGAACCAAAGAATGAATCTATTGAAGATACCTTTACAGATATCGCTGGTTATGCTATAATAGGTTTGATGTTAGCAGAGGGTACATTTACGAATGAGTTAGAAGAAGATAAGAGGATAAAGATTTAAAAATGAAGAAACGAGACCTTAAAAAGTTAGCAGCAGGGGAACGGCGTATAGCAAAGAATAAACGTATGAGCCGTGAACATAGAGAACACATTAATTTTTTACGCAAGCAAAAAGCTGATGAAGATAGAAATACAGAATTAGCGGTTAACATGATTAAGGACTATGATTCATCAATAGATGTTGAGAATAAAAGTCCAAGAAAATTAAGAGAAATTTGGTGGAAAATTCAAGAAAAAAAAGGGGGAAAGATATGGCAAAAGTGAGTATGCATCTGGGCTTTACGTTCAGAGTAGGGGATTTATCAACTAATCAATATGGACGTATTGATTTATCAGTTGATCAAATTGATACAGAGTTACCAATAGAGCAGCAGTTAGAGGAATCTAAGGATGCTGCAGAGCAGATATGGCAGTTCATCAAATCTAAGGTAGATAAGAATATTGATGATGTACTAGATGAGGCTGAATAATGGCTAATGAATCTGCAAGGATAACAGTATTAGAGGCTGTTTTAGCCGAAAGAGAGCGTCAAGATGGCTTATGGGGTGATCAATCAAACCATTCAGATGCGTGGTGGAACGTAATTGCGGGAGAAGAGAATGGAGAAGTAGCCAGAGCCGTCTATGAACAAAATGTTCCTCATGCTTATTTAGAAATTATACAGGCTTGTGCAGTATATATGGCGTGGGCCGAAGCTATTCTAAAGAGAGGGGAAATTAATTAAATGAAACATTCTGCTGAAGAGGTTATTCAAGACCTATTAAAAGGTACTAAATTAAATATCCATAGGGGATCAGACGATTCTTTTTTATATAGTCGGATTCCTTTTGGTATTCCAGCCCTCGATAATTTAACGGGGGGAGGAATTCCTAAGAAACGAATGACCATTTTGTATGGCCCAACAAATGTAGGAAAGTCTTTTCTAGCTTCCCAAATAGTTGTTAATGCTCAAAAAGAGGGAGGAACTGCTGCTTGGATAGATACTGAACTTTCATGGGATAGTGCTTGGATGGCTAAATGTGGGGTTGATGTAGAGAATACTTTAGTGTCTCAACCCGTTAATGGCGAAGAAGCAATGGATATTATACGAGAATTAATGCAGATAGGAATAGATGTAATTGTTTTGGATAGTATAGCAGGACTTGTACCTACTGCAGTGCTGGAAGAGGAGTTTTCTTATAATCCAATGGCGTGGCAAGCACGATTTGTTAATTCGGCTCTCCCTAAGATTTTGGGTAATTTAAAGGGGGGTTCTGCTTTTGTTGCCATTAATCAAGTAAGAAGTAGTATTGGCCCAGTAGCATTAGATAATATGCCGGGAGGATTAGCACAATCTTTCTTTGCCCATTTTCTTTTACAAGTTCGTAGAAAGGGGTGGATTGAAGATAAGGATAAGACTAAGGTAGGCTTCGATATGGAAATTAGACTACGAAAATCTAAGGTGGGAGGAGAGCATTGGGATTCCGCTATTGTACCTTTTAGGGTTGAGGGAGGTGTAGATATAGTTGAAAGTTTTATACGAGAAGGTTTGGAACGTAAGTTGATTACTCAAGCTGGCCCATGGTATAGTTATCAGGGTGAAAAGGTCATGGGACTAAATGGGATTAAAACCTTGTTTGTGAATAGCCCAGAAAAATTTCAAGCATTAAAGGAGAGCGTAGTATGAGTGCGGATAATTATGTTTTAGTTAGAAAAGAGAAAACTCATTACTTGTTAATGAGACTTATTCGCCATCGAAATGTAAATGCTGTGGAGGTATTCAAGGAATATAGTGACAATATTACCTAAAGACTATACAACACAAGAAAATATAATTGCAGAATGTCTATCTGAGTTTGGACTTCGATATGAGCAGCAATATGAGTTCTCGCCTTATACTGCAGATTTTTATATCCCCGAATTAAAAATGGTTATAGAAGCAGATGGTAAACATGGACATTTGAGGAAGCGAGATGTAAAGAGAGATATATTTTTAAGTGAGCGTGATGACGTGACGTATATTTTACATATACGGTTATTTACGAAAAAGAGAATTAAGGAGACATTATGGCAGGGATTAAACAAATTGGAAACACAGTAAGCAAGAAACCGAAGAAAAAGAAACAGGTACGAAAGGCTAGAGTAAAAAATCAAGATCGGTGGTTCTTAAAACATTTAGAGGCCAATCTAGGATATACGAAACCATGGACAACAAACGGTGTTTTTTATCCTTCTATGTTAGGGAATCCCTGTGATAGAAATCTTTATTTGGCATATAATGGACAGTTACCTGATCAAGTTATTGGAGCGCAAACTGTGCGTATTTTTGATGTGGGCAATGCTTTAGAGATGCGTATGCAGAAATATTTTGAGCGAACAGGGATTTTTCTTGCCTCAGAACAGACAGTTAAATTTATGAATCCTCCAATTTCAGGAAGATATGATTTTTTACTTCGGCATGAAGAGTATGGTCAAGTAATTTTGGAATTAAAATCTATTAATGAGACAGGCTTTAATGATTTAATAGACACTCCTAAGTCAGAGCATTTAGTCCAATTACAAATCTATCTGAATTTAGCTAGAATGGAACATGGAATCGTATTATATGAAAATAAGAATGATCAGAAATTAAAAGCTTTTAAGGTAGTACAGGATATTAATCTTTGGGAAAGTATTTTAGAGCGGTGTATACGGATACAGAACATGCTGGAGATACCACTGCAATGTAAGGGTGATTTTTTCTGTTCATGTAGGAGGGTTAAATGATAGAACAACGAGAGACAAAGAAATGGACACCTATTAAAGCATTAGGACGAGCGCAACGATATGTCGATGATTTAATGGTGCCACAGTTAGGAAAAGACATTACAAAAGAATATAGTTTAGAATTTTCTAATTTAATGAATGAAGATAATCGTAAATTAGAGGAATATTTAACGGCGTATGGAGGCTATAAAGCATATTTAGAAACACAAGTTGCTGAGACATCTTCTAAAAAGAATGCGTTGGAAGCTGCTTTTGATGAAGGATATGCTACAGCAATTTTTAAATTAGCAGAAGAACGGGAAGCTGAAGGGAAAAAGAAACTAACTCGTGAGGAAGTTCGGGGAG